GAGCAAATGAACCATCAGGTCCAGACATAAATGTATCTCCTAATGCTTCAAAAGTTCCAGTAGCTGCTCTTGGTGTTGCTAATGCAGCTTGTTGTGCTGCTGTAGCAGCAGCTTCTGGAGCCATTGGTACACCTGCTGCTAGTGAACTTGTGCCTGCAATATTAGCTTGGGTTGCTGCATCTGTAGCTGCGGATTGTGCTGCTGTATTTGCAGCATTAGTTCCAAATCCTGCTGTAAGTCCTGATAGTAATGCTTTACTGCCTGAACCACCTGTTTGTGCTTAAGTTGCTAATCCAGCACCTATTCCTGATGCAAGAGCACTATTAGCAGCTAGTGTAGCTCCTAAAGCACCTGTGCCTGCTAATGTACTAAAAAGTGTACTGCCTAATAAAGGAGCAAGAAAAGGTAAGAATGCTTCTGGTTGTCCTGTCTGAGGATTTACTGTTAAAGGTAAAGCTGACGCTAATCCTTTTACTTCTGCTGGGTTGACATGCATAAGCATAGAATCGCCATAGCGACCTTGTGCTGCTACATTCTGGGTTTGTTGTTTAATATCCATAGTATCTCCACCATTAGCAAAATTTAATTGTTGCATTTGTTTTTCAGTTCTTAATCTTTGTATTTCAGAATCTAAAGATTCAATAGTTGGTTTATTTTTATTGGTTTCTCTAGTAGTTAAATCTAAATCTCTTAATCTATCAGCAGCAAGCATTAAAGCAATATCTTGTTGAGACTTATTCATAGAAGGTCTGCTATATAAAAGTTCTTGAAATTTTTCTAATTGTCTTTCTTTGTTTTTTAAATATTTTCTTCTATCTTTTTCAGAAAGAGTTGATAGTTTTCTTTGTTCTGTTTTAGTTTTTAATAAAGAATTTATTCCTTTATCCATTTATCTTTCCTCTTTTGTTTCGCAACCGAACACATTAAAACTCATATCTACTGCACTCGTATAAACCTTTAATACATCTGTTTGATTAAGAGTTATACCTATAACTATAGCTAATGAGTCATTAGCTGCAACTGATTTATCAAAGTATAAATACTGTTTATCATCTGCACCTGCACCAGCTACATGAACACTTAGTCTAAATGTTATAGCTGATCCTGTTCTGTTAGCTGCCACAATAGAACTAATTGTGGTCTGTGTCATATCTGGCACAGTATATAAAACTGTTGTAGTAGTAGCTGCTGGGTCTAATTGACCTAATACTTTTAAATCATCAGCCATGTTTTGTTCCCATTAATAAAAATTGATGTCTTTTAGAAGCTTTACTTGTAACTGTAGATTGCATTCTTTGTATAGTAGTTATTTTAACATTTATGTCTTCTATAGCTTGTTCTATAATTCTGCGAGTCTGTGCTTCATCATTAGAATCATATTCTAAATTAACTACTGGTAATGCTATCGTTCTGATATCAGCCATTATCTTTTTCCATCTGGTCTAATTTCTAATCTTAAATCACCTAATCTCCAACCATAGTCACTAGATGAATTAGATATACGCATAGCTGCTTGTCTACTTCTTGCTCTAGTATTTTCAAATGTTGAATTTGGTGTTACGTTTATAGTCTGTAAAGTAGATAAATCTTGTAAAGGGTAGTCTCTTCCTTTAATTGTAAAGGTAACAGTATCACTTGTTGATTGTTGATCTCTAAATTCTACATCAGGTATTAACTTAGATATAAAAGTAAATCTTTCTCCATCAGGTGCTAGATCAAAATCACTAGATTCTATAAAAGCTGTAAAAGCATCTGAACCATCTCCATGACCTATTTCATGGTTATAAACATAATTTGTATTTACAGAACTGTTATTTTTACTTGCTGCTATTGGATTTTCATATATAGAAGCTTCACTCCATGCAGTTCTAACAAAGTTATCTGTTGTTGTACCTATAGACCATGTATTTTCTAAATAATTAAATAATACATATTTATCTACTTCCATGCTTGTGCCTGATGGATAGAACCAAATAACCTCATTAACTCCTTCATTTGCACCAGCAAATACTTTATAAGCTTGATCTTGATTTAAATCAGACAATACATAATCTAGTACAGTACATGGCAATCTTTGTGATGTTCCTGAGTAAACATGGAAGCCACTACGATCCATAAAGTAAACTCTACCATTTGCATTAGTTGCAGCATTTGGAGATATCAAACTTGGACCTTCGGCTACTTCTGTAAAACTAAATATAAAAGGTTCTCCAACAAAACGCATAGACATAATACCTGCATCTGTCCATATAAGTATTTCTTGTCTAGTTCTTAAAGCTCCTACAATTGTAGAACCTTGTGATAATTGCACACCACCTGCTTGATTTGTAGCTGTTGGTGTCCAATCTACTGCACTTTCTCTATCTGAAAATCTAACTAGTAAGGGATCAATTGCAGAACTGCCTATAGGATTAGAACCAAAAGCTATTACATGCTTATCTACATCTGATGTCATTACCTGTAAACAAGCTGTAGGAACATCGCTAGCACCTGATTCTGAGGATAAAGCAACTGCTCTTGTAGTTAAACCATCTGTTTTATCCCAAAAAAATAAACCACCTGCCCTAGGAGAAACTATAGTATCGTCACCAAAATTATCTATTGACCATAATCTTAATTGATTTACTGATGTTAAATCACCTGCTGAACCAAATGTTCCAGCTCCCCATGTATTTATACCCCAACCTGTACCTCTAACATAAACATCAAGACCTGTATTAATTTGATATACACCATCTACTCCAGAACCACCATTACCACTATCACTAGCATTAGCTGTTACTGTTGATCCTGTAGTATCTTTAGCTGTTATTGTATAAGTATTAGTTCCAGTCACTAAATCTATTTGATATTCTTGATTTAAGACTTCTGCTGTTACAAGACCTCCTAATGACACAGCACCTGAAATAGTAACAAAATCACCTGTAACTGCTCCGTGACTAGAATCAGTAGCTGTAATTGTTGAAGAACCATTAGTTGCAGCAAAAGTAATACCATTAGTTGTAGTAGCTCTAATAGGTGTTATGTCGTAATAAACATCACCATTCAAGTTATATAACTTTTGATGTGTGCCTACTATTACAAAACTTTCTCCGCTTGTTGCTTTATAAGGAAAAAGTTTTCTACAAGTGCCTATAAAAGATGAATTAGTAAACTTAGACCATCCACCTATTCTTTCAGGTCTACCTTTACGAAATCTAACTTTATCAGCATCAAACCAACCACCCTCATTAGAGTAGTTAGTTCCTTCTTTATCTATTCCTGGTTTAAAAACATATTTAGCTAAAGGCATTCTAGACCTCAATCCATTCCTTGCCTTCAAAAAGCAATGCTTCTGCTTCTCTTCGTCTAATTAATCCTTGCAATGTTTCTCCTCCAGCTTTATTCCATCTTTTTATTTGTGATGGTGTTGTGTGATAATCGCCTGCGTTTAGTAATTTTAATAATGTTGATTTTCCAAGATTAGTCGGTCCTAAGTTATAAACCCAACAAACTAAAGCATCAAATTGATTTTGATTTAAACTAACTATAACCATATTATTTATATAACCTTCATATTCAGGCATTTCTTCTTGTAATAAATGTTCAGCTTCATCTTGATTTATTTTGTCACCTTCTTTCACCTCTTTAGTGTGACCATATCCTATAGTCCAAACACCTACAGAATCTTGATAAGCTTCTAATTTACAACCTTCAAATTTTTTAATTAAAGCTATTCCCTCTTGTGATATGTTCATATTACTCCCCTGTTTCAGGTTTATTTGTAGTAACTTTTCTATAATAGACCACAACCTGTTTAAGTTCATTTATATATCTTTTTAATTCCTGCATATTGTAAGACATAATTTCATAGTCAGGTACAGACATAGCAAGGAAAACTATCTGTCCGTGTTCTTTTTCAACCCTAGCTAAAAACTCATCTATATTTTTATCTGAAACTACATACCAATATGGCTCTTTTAAATCAATTTCTCTAGGCATAATAGGCTGTGCTATTTGCCTTTCTAAAGCTTTAGTGGTTATTTGTACGTTTTGTTTACTTGGAAACAGACTGCAACTGGAGACCATCATCAAGATTATCAATGTTGCGACTGTCTTCTTCAATACTATCAAATACATTCTTTGTTCCTTTATTTACTCTTGGTTCTAGCAAAGATGGTTTAGCTGCTGCAAGTTTTGTTAGATCATGTCTTTTAAATATATCTAAGTATCTAGACATTTCTAACTGTATAGATTGATTCTTACTTTGTATCTCTAATAAACCTTCTGTTTGCAATTTAAAATTATTTTGCAAAGATTCTATAGCAGCTTGTTGTTCTTGATCTCTTAACTCAAATGCTTGATTTAATGCAGATAATCTAGAGTTTTCACTCCACAAGAAATATCCAATTATTGCCATAACTGCTATTACACCTATTAAAACTTTACTCATATTTTATGCCCATGTATAAACCTGTAATGGTTTAGCCTTACCTTTTACTTCTATAGGTTCTAATAATTGTAGCTCAAAATTACTATATTTGGCAGTTTCTTCACCTATTAAGACTCCTACTCCAGCAACCTTTGTACTTGATTCTAATCTAGCTGCTACATTACAAGGGTCTCCTATAAGACTAAATGCAAATCTATCTGTTGCTCCAAAGTTACCAGCTATACAAACTCCTGAATTTACACCTATACCAATAGCAACTTCTGGTATATTTTCTTCTGCAAATTTAATATTTAACTCGTCAATATTTTTTTCTATTTCTTTTGCTGCTTTTAAAGCAAGAT